GATGCGCGGCCCCCGAAACGGTCGTTAAAACGGAATTTCGTCAGGCATCAGGTCATCATTGGCAGTACTGGGCGGCAGCCAGCGCTTGATTTCCAGGTATGGCTTGCCGGTCTTGTCGTTGATCCGATCGCCGGGCCCGAGTTCCACGCGGGCCATCTTGCCTACGCAGTCCTCGGTCTCGATCACCATCGTTTTTCCTTCGACAACCTTTTTCCCAATGGCTCGTCCAAATCGTGCAACATTGTCAGAATTTTTTGCTGTAAAAACGACCCACGAGCGAAAGGTCAACGGCCCAACTTTAACTTCAAGTTGCAGCATTTCGTTGCCCGCTTTCGAGACTGCCTCAACGGCGGTTTCGATGCGTGCAAGGTGGATGCCCGCCTCAATCTGGGCGGGTTGGTCTGTAGTTTCGATTTTCAATGATGGCATGGTTTTAGTTTTGGGATTTTTGCAACTGTGATTCGATGGCGCTTTGAGCTTTTACACAAAGCGCAAGGTCTTCAATATGCCCCAATTTGTTTGAGACAATGTAAAGTTTCCCGTTTTTATGTGCCAAAACGACAACATGTTGAGCGGTCTCGCAAAGCTCTTGTAATTGCTGAATGGTTGGCTGTTGTTTCATATTCCAAAAGCTGCGAAGAACCGCTCCGGAAACGCGACTGCCTGAGTTGCAATGTCTGCCGGGATGTCGAGGTACGTCTCTCCCTCTTTGATCCAGCCTCGTTTCAGTGCTCCCGCCGTGACTTTTTCACGCTGCGCTGCGGATTTGTCGGCCAGCAGGCGCTGCATCGGATTGATGCGCTCCAGCATCGGCGGCACTGGCTCAGTCTCAACTTGGATCGGTTCAGGCTCCGTGTGCGACTGCACCGGCGCGAACTCTTGCACCTCCTCGGGTGCGTAGAGCCCGGACAGGACGCCGGGAAAGATTCCGCGCACTGCCTCGGAAATGCAGCGGGCCTTGAGCATCTGGCGCGGAAACTTCTTCCAAGTTGGATTTCCAGTCAGCCCGGCGCGCTCTGCGTCCTTGATCGTCCAGGATACCTTCAGCGAACCGCCCTGCGGGTGCGTAAACGTGCCGCTCACGGCCTCGTGCGTGTATTCGTGCCACTCCACCTTCCCGCCTGCCTGTTGAAATCGTGCCAGCATGGCCTCGGACTTCAAGGACGGCTTGCCTCCGATGATATGGTAATCCCGCGCGGCCTCGGCGGGATGCCGTCCCTCGGCTTGGCACAATAGCCCGAGTGCGAGTGCCTGTTCAGCGGTCTGGATGCCAAACAGTTTGGATTTGGCGATGGCTTCGGCCATCAACTTGGTTTGATCGAATGGTATCAGGTTCATTTGCGTAGTTTCATTCCCGCCTCTAAAATCAGCAACGCATCGGCGGTTTTCAGCGTTACAGTAAGTTGTGGGTACAGCGCCTGTGCGCGCCCTTTAAGGTGCGCTTTCCAGCGCGGCCCGTGCGTTTTCTTGTCTCCAAGTCCGAGAGCCTTTTGCCACGCTTGCGGGCGTAGATATTCAATCCGGCACTGATGACTGGCAAGAAGCCCTTCAATCCTCCCGTAGTTGCGGAACATGGTAGCCATGCTTGATCCACTCATTTTTCCGGCAAACTTTGGGAGTTCCTCCAGAAACACGGTTGGCGCTGTGATCCCATAACACAAGACACTTAAAGTCTGGCGCAAGTCATGCACGGTCTCCGGCATCGGCAGCGCGTGCACGCTGCCGTCGGTGTCGGTGTAGGCGATCCCGCCGCCCACGCCCGGGTCGATGGCGATGTAGTGTTGAGTGGTCATTTTGCCTGCACAAGCGGAGCCTGCCCAACCTTCCTTTGCACCAGATCATCCGGCAGCACGGCACCAGCTGCACTCCAGAGCGCTTGAGCTTTTTTGAGGCTCATTGAGCCCTGCGCCCGGATCACGTCCCCGGCTCCCAGCACGCCGTTGGTAACTGCTTCGGCAACGTGCTCGGCCTCGATGTACTCGGAAGCACGCGGCTTTTGCAACCTCCAGCCCGGCACTCGCACACCAGCCTCGAGGAGCCCGCGGGCCTTCTCTTTCGCGGCGTCTCGGAAGTCGTCCAGAGTCTGGCAGGCTGCCAGAAATTGCCCGAGCTGATCAGGGTCGTTCAGGAGCGCCAAAAAGCCCTCGTCCTGGACGGTTGGCGCGAGTCCGGTAACGGCCACCAGCGCACTGTCCTTGCTGGCAACACGAGCCGGACAGGTCAGGCTTTTTGCGCACCACCCGCAATAATCGTTTTCCGCCGGCGCCGTGCCCACGTTGGCCAGCACGCTGCGTACAAGGTCGTATGCCTCTTGGTAGGTCCATCGGCGGCTGACAACCTGGCGCTGATCGCAAAAAAGCAAGTGCGTGGTCCACTCGCCCACAAAGTGCTCCTGCATCAGGCCCAGAGCGTAAGCCGCCATTTGGGCTGCGTAGTCGTAAATCTGGCCTGATTTGAGGTCGATAAGAAACCGGCCTTTGATCGCAACACCGTCAGCCGTGCCCCGATGCTCAATCCCGCCGGTGTGAATCCGGCATTTGTCCTCGTCGGTTACCAAGTCGTGGGCGCCACCAAAATGGATGCACTGGTTAATAGCCCAGCGGACTGCCTGGGCGTCCTCTTCTGGCAGTTCCCAGTCTGGAAACTCGGAATGAGTCCAGGCGTGCCGGAATGCTGCGTCCAGTTTAGTGCCGCGTTCGGCTGCCGGACTGGTCCCCGGCGCGCCTTCGTACTGGCCGCATAAGGCCAGTTTTGGGAGTGATGAGTGTCTGATTTTCATGGATTAAAATAGGCTAGGTTGAGCTTCGATATTGCGGAGGTTTGTCACAGCGTGTTCTGCGTAGGATTTCTTCAGTTCCGATCCCACAAAACGCCTGCCAAGAGTTAGCGCGCCATAGCCTTCTGATCCGATGCCCGTGAACGGCGAGTAAACCAAGTCGCCGGGATTACTCCAAAGCGTAATGGCGCGTTCGATCACGTCAAGTTGTAGCGGGCAGATGTGCTTTTCGTCCGCCTGATCGCGTGCCACTTCTCCGTTTAACACTCGGCCCTGATCTACCGTCATCCAAACCGGTGACGCCACTTCTTGCCACCAAGCAACTGGAAATTCTGATCCGTCTTTTGTCACTGGGACCAGCGTTTCCCCCGGAGCGCGAAAAACCAGCAAGTAGTCGGCGCATCCAACACGCGAGCTGGATGAGTCGGTTTTTAGCGTTTTGTGAAGGAGCCCGTGCGCTTTGGTTCGCTGCATCTCTGTCACCGGACTCTTCCAGATGCAAATGCGCGAATGAAAAAGAAAGTCATGCTTCCAAAACGCTCGGATGATTTCGCCGCTGAAATCCTGAAACTGAATTGCGCCATGCTTCCATTTTGTCGAAAGCAAATCCACGCAATGCACGGCCACTTCGCGGCCCGGTTGCATGATCCGTTTGATCTCCTGGATTAGAAAATCAAAGTGCACCACAAAATCTGCCATGGAATCACAGTTGCCCATGTCTTGCGGATCGTTTGAGTACGTGAAGAGGTCAGCAAAAGGCGGGCTGAAAACTGAAAAATCAATCGAGCCCGTCGGGATCATTTTTGCAACTCGGACGCAGTCACCGTGATGAACTGTCCAGTTGTTGCCAGTGTACGTGTCCACGCCTGTCTTTGCTTCAACCTTCTCAGATTTCTGAAAGGTAATTTCTGCTGCTGCTAGTTTCATTTGTTCCTGCATTTGTTCATGTTGTTCGATTTTTCGCCGGATTGATTGAAGGATGGCTCCTTCGGTCTTTGCTTGCACGATGTAGGCGTTCACTTCTTGCGTTTGGCCGAATCGGTAGCTTCGGCGCAGTGCTTGGTAAAAGTCCTCAAACGAGTAGGAAAGCCCCACAAATGCCACATTGCGGCAGTGCTGCCAGTTAAGACCAAATCCAGCAATGCTCGGCTTGGTAATAATGACGCGAGCCCGTCCTTGACTGAAATCGGACAGCAAAGACTCTTTGCGGGATGGCGCATCCGAGCCTCGCACTTCGATGGCATCCGGGATTCGCTGAGCAAGATTGTCCGCTTCGTCGTTTGTGTTGCACCACACGATCCAAGGCTCATCTGATCCATTCACGAGATTTGCGACAGCATCAGAGCGGTCTGCTGATGTCATGCGCATTTCACGGTGCATGGTGGTCGCTGACAATGTCGCAATTCGGAACAACTCCTCCCCGGTATTTGTGCTGATGTCAGCGTCCACCAGAATCGTTTGCATGTTGAGTGCTGGCAAATCGTACCCATCGTTTTTGAAACCAATATCTGAAGGCTTGGAAACGCACGCCGCCCAGCTTGCCAGCCACTTCCAAAACTGGCTCTCAGCGTGCTTTTTCAGGCGCCAGTCGCCAGTGTTGAACGTGTCGTTCACAAAGAACGTGGCCAGCATCTGCGCTGGCGAGCAAATGCCAAGAAAGTCAGCGTGCTGTCCCAGTTCGGTGTAGTCGTTCGGTGATGGTGTCGCGGTACACGCCAGCCTGTAAGGAGTCTGCGAAAAAGCATCTGTCAGTGCCTTTCTTGTCTTGCCCGTAAAAGATTTGAGAATACTGCTCTCGTCCAAAACCACCCCGGCAAACACTGAGCAGTCAAAATGTTCCAGCTTCTCGTAGTTGGTGATCCAAACTCCCGGGGAGTTGATTTCGTCACCGCTGGCAATCTGATTTGCCTCGATGCCAAACTTTTGCGCCTCCCTAGCGGTCTGTGATGCCACAGCAAGCGGCGTCAAAATAAGCACACTGCCGCCAGTGTGCCTCACAACCTGGCTCGCCCATTCAAGCTGCTGGGCAGTCTTGCCAAGCCCGCAGTCCTCAAACAGTGCGCAACGGCCCTTCCTAACCGCCCAACGCACGATGTGCGCTTGCCAATCAAACAACGGCGCAATAATCGGCAAAGGCTCAAAACCGGCATCCCGCACGGTCTTTTGCTTGCCCGTAATGTAGTCGTCGTAAGTCATTTTGCTTTCCTCAATTTCGCCGCCATCGTCTTGTGCCCGCACGCCGCCGTGCAGTGCTTAATCCGCACGTCACCAGCCCGCCGCTCAAACATGTTGCCGCACCAAGCGCACGGGACTGTCACGGTTCCCACAACTCGAGTCTGTGCCGCAATTCTGGCCAGCTCGATCCGGCAGGCCATGCCGCACACCACTTGCTTTCGCTGCTGCGGCTGAAACTCAACGCCGCACTGCTTGCAAGTTTTTTTGGGCAGTCTGCACACCCGACACCGAGTCTCTGTGGCGAACTTGTCGCGGCTGTACTCGCACCGACAGACCGAACAGCTTGCCCAAACTGACCTGCTGCCAAGTTTGGACGCCTTAGCTGTTGTTGGGTCCGGTAGCTTAATCAGCCCTTTTCTCACCGCATTTCGCACCAGTTGAGGCGCGGATGCCATGAGTGACAGGTTGTCGTCCTCCGGCTCAACTGCGGGACCAAAGTCCCAGTCCTTTGTCCGTGCCGACGGAGACCAGCATGGCTTGCCGTTGAGCAAGCCCACCATGTGGCCGCTCATTCTGACCTCCTGACCATAACGCTAAGTGTCAGCACTGCGAGCCCGGCAATCACCAGGCTTTCGCCAAGACAGTCGCAATACTGGATGGCGACAAGGTCGGCGACCAATAGGACGCCCAAGCCAATTGCCCAGGCTGTTGACCGCCGTGGACGGTTCGGTGGCGGTTGCGGCCCTTGGTACGGCTTGCGGGAGTAGTGTGAAGTGCTCATCAAATTAGCGGGGAAGAGCGTTTGCCATGGCTGCGCGGCGGTCAGTTCCAAGAGCGCCAAAAGAAGCTGGCTTGCGAGTGCCGTCGGAAAGGATAACGCTGCACTCAAAGCCGAGTTGCCAGCCGTAGGCATGGCGCTCGTTGCAATAGTACCGAATGCTGCGCGGGTCAATAGTGCAGACTCCGTGCGCGAAGTGGTTGATGATCCAGCGGGGTTTGATGGTCGTATTCATTTCGTTGTTCAGTTCAGGTTGCACTCTGACGGCCTCGTCAGCACCCGCATCACGGGTGGACGCCCCGGAGGGCGTTTCGGCCTAGCGTTTTGGTGCGCGCACTGTGCCGTCGCGGAGAACTTCAACTTCGCCCCAGGCGGCTTGAATGATTACACTCACAACCGCTTTGTCATTGAATGACTGCGCTGCGAGTGCGCGGATGATTTCGAGAGAATTGATCTGGGAGATGCAGGTGATGTGGTTTGTTGTCATGGGCCCAACTTTAGCCAGCAAACCACGCTTGGCTAGCTTTTTTTTCAATTATTTTTTGCCCTTCGTAACGCGTTGAGTTCGCGTGCTTTAGGACGCGGCTTGCTGGCATTCCGGCGCGCTGCCTCAGCTTTTTTTTCGGATTTTGCACTGCCACCGAGTCGTCCGATCTCGCGGCAGTGCTCGCGGAGGGTTTTTTCAGGCTTCATTTACTTCAGGTTTAACGACTTCCATAACCTGCTCGGCGGCTTTGGCTGCCACGCCAAATATCAGCGGCAAAGACTTTGGCGAGCCGCTGCAAAAAAAGTGCCCCTGCACCTGTGCCACCACCAACAGTTTCTCGGCTTTGACATTGTCGGCCGTCAAATCGGCAGCGGTTTTGAGCACCAGCGAAATGCGGTCTGCTTCTGTTTGTTCCATGCCCGCAGACTACCAAAGCCCGCTTGGCTGTCTACCCCGTGTTTTGCTGAGATGTCGCAAGTGCCTTTGTTTCAAGGGCGGAAACTGCGAAACGCCGTCGCGGGCTCTCCCCGCGCACCATACGGTCACTTGCCGGGACTTTGTCCCAAATTAGTCTCCAACGGGCACGAGCCCTGATTGGAAAAGTTCCGCCTCCTCGTCCCGTCGCCGCCGGAGTCCCCGAGAATCGGGCCAGAGTCGCTTCATGGCGCGAATCTGGTCAGGAATCTGCGCCAGCTCGTTCACGCGCAACAATTCTTGGATCCGTAGCATTTCTCGCCTCCGGTCTCCGCTCAAATTCGGGCCGCGGTTAAAAACGATAGAAACCAGCGCCGCCGCGCAATCCCCCGGAAGCGCCTGCACATGTGGCCAGATTCGGAGAGTGCGCAAGTACCAGGTCGGGATTGTGACGTCATTAAACACGGCCAGCGCTGCGTCCCACGAGATCACAAGGTGCCGGACGTGCGGGAGGATAAACTTAGCGTCCTCTCCCCGCCGGTTTGCCACGCCGATCAAAGCCGCAAGCGTCTGCTGGTCAATGTGCGGTGCCCACGCCCTAGCTGTTTCAGTTGCTGGCGTGTGCCCGAGGTCCCATCCGATGCCGATTGTGATTCCAGACGCTTCCCCAGGCCATTCCGGGTTTCGGTTGTACTCGTGCTCTCCGCCGGTTTCCCAGCCGATGATGGCCTTAATCCCCCGTTGGCTGATATTCGTCGTCATCATTGTCTGCTGTATATTCCGTTTCTCGGTCGGCGTCGATAAACCGAGTCGCTTGATAAAGCCGCGCAAACAGGCTGCCAGAGCCTGCCTCAAACACCTTGTAAGTCTCGTTGCTCGAGTCGTGCGCAAGTATCTGCACGCAATCAAAGTGCTCGCCAATTTCGGCGGCCATCCGTGCTACAAAAGCTTGTTTCTCGGCGTCGGTCATTACACGCGCGCCAAGAATGTAGTGCCCAGTCCCGGCACTCGCGGAAGCCGTCCCTGCGCGTCATAAATGCCGCTGTATGGCATGATCCGGTCAGGCGGCAGCCCGACGCCATCAGTCCCCGCCGGAGGCAGGATTCTTTTTACGGCGCTTAGGACTTGTAAGCCTGCTGGTGGGGTCGCGCCTAAGTAACGCGTTTGAAGGCTTGGTATTACCGGAATAGGAAGGACAGTCATTTTTCTTGAGAAGTTTCTTGCCAAAAAATCCAACGGCAATGCCTCCAACGCCAGCCACAATCGCCCATGTGCCAGGAGCTACGGTCGAAAGCAGGGTCAGTAAAAGTGACACATTGCCAGCGTTTAAGGTCATCTGCGCTCGTTCCGGATCACATCAACGACTCCAAAGATTGCAACAATTGCGGAACCGAGTTCGCCGCCCAGTCCGGTTGAATAAAAGCCAAGCGCGGCCCCGAGCTTTGCGAGTCCCAGCCAGGTTGAAGGCTGGCGGACATAGTTTTTAAGCGTCTGTTTCATCGTTTTGCTGTTGTAAAAGTCGTTCCCAAAGCGCTTTGCGGTCAGCCTCACACTCTTTTATTTTGGCGTTGAGATGGATGACAGCCGCAAGCGTGAGCGCCATGGAAAGCCCCTGCGCGGCTGCCTGTTGGGCGAGGATGTCGAGGAGTTGAGTCATCAGAAGTAGGTGGTGATGACAACGCATCCTTGGGCACCGTTGCCGCCGTTTCCGCCGTTGCCGGATCCGATAGTTGCTCCGCCTCCTCCGCCTCCATGGCCGTATCCGCTTGCGTTTGCGCCGTTTCCGCCGCTGCCATTTGCAAAAGTTGTTGCACCACCACCGCCTCCGGCCGAGCCATTCATAATCAACGATGGCACTCCAGGTCGTGGCGTTGAAGGCGTTGCACTGCCACCGTTTGCAACCGTGCTTTGCCCGCCAGCTGCGGAAAAAAGATTGATAAACGGATTCGTTGCGCCATTTCCGCCGTTATATGGCGATGGCGTTGCAGATATTCCTCCACCGCCCCCACCGCCACTCGGAGCATTGGCGGCACCTGATCCAGCTGAAGCAGTTTGCGAAATCGAAGTCCCACCGCCAGCATTGCTGTTTGGTGCACCACCGCTTCCGGCTGCTGGGGCAGTTGTCCCGCCGTTCACGCCAGGTTGGCCGCCGGGATTGCAACGCGCCAAAAACGCTGTTGGCGTTGAGGTTAAAGCAAACCCAGAGATGCCCCCAACTTGCGCCGTCGAAACTCCAAAAACAGCTCCAGCTCCGCCAGCCCCAACGGTCACATTGTAATTTGCTGGGCCATCCGCAAGATCAGCTGCGTTGAGTGTTGTCCGGGTGTATCCCCCGCCGCCGCCACCTGTGCCGCCATAAATCGCAGTTCCACTAGTGCCTTTTCCTCCCGCCCCACCGCCGTTTCCCCCAGAAACCATCTCAATAACAACCAATTTTGCGCCAGCAGGCTTGGTCCAAGTCGCTGTGCCGACAGTCGTAAAAACATCAATCTGCGCCGTCCCAGCCTTGCCGTCTAGCGCCCCAGTCAGCCCGCTGATTTTGCTCTGCGCAATAGCCGCGTTTGCAGCTACATCCGCGTCAACAAGCAGGCTTGCCGGTGACTGCACTACGCCTGCCACGGACTTCCAAAGCCCCGTGCCTCCAACCAGCGGCAGGCTTGTGTGGACATGGCTCGGAGTGCCGTCCCCAAACTGAGCCGTCACGTTGTGCCCGTTGCCGGTCGCGTAGGCCTCCAGAGTGACATAGATCCGATCCGTTACGAGCATCGCCGTTTCCGGAACGAGAACGGAAATTCCCACGAGAGCCGCGACGGTGCCGATGGTAGCCGCTGCCGAGGTCGCCAGTAGCGTTGGAGCGTTGGCTCCGTCGTACTTGTACACCTTGACCCGCACGCTGTTGGCTTGGTTGCTGTTGGCAACGCCGTACAGCCAAAGGTTGAAGTCCCAGAGCCCAGCCGGAATGTCGATGCTCGCGGGATCCTGCGGAGTCGACTCGGACACAAAGCCCGCAAACTGCGTCCATGTTGTAGGTGTCAGACTGCCGGTTGTCGCGGTCGTCTGCGCCGTGTCAGGCGAGCGGCCTAGCTGCTTTGGCGCGCCCGGCAAATTAGTCGTCGGAGCGTCGGCAGCGGTGTCCTGGTTGAGGTAGTAAGTCAGCCCGTTAGCACCACCGCCGCCGCCGCTCGTTGGCGTCGCTGGCGTCCATTGCGAGCCGTCCCATGTGAGCACCTGCCCGCTCGTCGGTGCCGTGCCGGACACCGTAGAGCCCTTGATCTTGTCGACGCTGGTTGTGTGCAGCCCGCCGGAGATGTCGCCGGTGAGGATGGGAGAGTTGAGAGAAGGCATGTCAGTAAGTGAATGTTATTGAAGGTGATCCGGCTCCAGCGCTGATCACGATTGAAATAGTCGTCCCAGCAACTTCGGAGAGGTCCATTGCTTCTCCAATGGTATCCCCTGCTGTGCCGGTTGTTCCAGCAGTGCCTTTTCCGCCTTTGCCTCCAACTCCGCCATTTCCTGCAATAGCTCCGGATAACCAAGCACCTCCGCCGCCGCCTCCTCCAGACCTTTCATCACCACCGCCGCCGCCTCCTCCGTTTCCTTCAATGAATCCACTTATCCCACCAGCTCCTCCATCACCCCCTAAATTGGCTCCTGCCCCACCTGCCCCACCCAAACTGCCATCCTGTCCGCTTTGAGCAGTTCCACCACCTGTTCCGCCTATTCCATTTCCAAAAGATGGAGCGCCATATCCGCCTGCACCGCCGTATGGTCCTAGTCCTGGATTTCCGTTGCTTCCTGGACCAATCAAATCACTTCCACCTGAGCCTCCTCCACCTCCACCATATCCTTTCAATCCACCAATGCCCTTTACTCCGCCTTGAAGGGAAATGCTTAAACTTGAAACTGTTACATCTGCCCCATCAACTCCATCAACCCCATCAACTCCATCGTCTCCATCAATTAAATTTCCAGTACCTCCGTCTGCACCATCTGTTCCATTTGTTCCGTTAGAACCGGCACCAGCAGCTCCGCTTACATAAACCCAACGCACCCAAGCCGGTACGACCCACTCGTGCGTACCGGCAGTGTTAAAAGTTACGGAACCGTTGATTGAGGTTGGTTCCCATTTCGAAGTGGTCGCGTTCCACGCCAACACCTGCCCGTCAGTCGGTGCCGTCATGGCAATGTCGCGGCCTTGTAAAGAGGTCGCATCCCCGCTTCCACCGCCGCCAGAACCGGCAACCAGAGCGCGAATGGAAATCAGTTCGCCGGCAACCGGAGCTTCAACAAAAGTGATCGTGCCGCCTGCGGTCGAGGTAATTGCATACTTGCTCGGAGGCTGGTCGATACCGCCCACGCTGACGATGTACCCGCCATCCTCGGTGCCGTTGTAGCCCGCGAATGTAAACGCCACGGTGGTCCCGTCCCCGGTATGCTCAGTGACCGTGGTCCCTGCGGCCACGGGGCCGTTGAGCAACATCACGGCGGAGTCACCGCCAAGAAACAAGCTGCCGTCCAGCGTGTTTACTGCCAGTTCGCCAAGCTCAAGAGTCGTCGGGTATCCCGACGCCCCAGAGCGGCGCTTCGGTTTGATCGGGAATGCCATAAGTTAGTAAGTACCAGCGGATGCAACTGTTGCGGTGCCATCAACGGCGATTTCAATGCTCGCGGAGGACTTGATGCCGCCGACCACCGTCGAGGTGCCGGGGATGATCTTTGCCGCGCCCGCGCCAGACACGGTGAAGCCGTTGCTGGCAATCGGATCCACGCTGAGAACCCCGAGCTGCGAAGTGGTGGCAAGCTGAAGCTGAGCGGTGCTGATGGTGCCAGCGCTGGTCAACTGGGGAACCTTGTCTGCCTCAGCGCTGGTCGTGATGTCGAGCAAAGAAACAGCGCCAACCATTTGCGCGTCGAGTGTGACATTGCCATTGATTGGCACCTGCGTGTTGACGGTGATAACTTCATTGCGCGCACCGTGGATTAAATCCCAGCGCTCGCCATTCCACCCGATGATGTCACCCGTCAAAATCTGGGTGATATTATTGCCAAGCCCGTCAGCAATGAAATTTGCGCTGGCAACGTAATAATCGCCAGTGCCTGGAGGTAAACCATTGACGGTGGTGGCCGTGATTGCTGGTACAAATCCGTTCCATGTACCGCGGTAAGTTAATGCACCGACTGAGGATGCTGGCAAAAGTGCGCTCGGAATTTTGCCATCCACGCCTAGCTGCGGGATCAAATACGCCGCTGGTGCAGTCGTCAGTGCCCCGATTTGCGCCGTCGTTAGGTTTTGGATCTGGTAGGTCGAAATCAGCCCGGCGCTAGTAAGTTGCGGAACCTTGCCAGCTTCGGCTAGTTGCGAAAGGTCGTTGGTTGTCAGTGCGCCAACAGTGCCTCCAATTTCAACGACACCGGAGTTGCCCTTCATGTAGAGCTTGCCAGTTTGCGTGTTGACGGCCAACTCAGCCAACTGGAGACTGCCAGCAAGAGGCGCTGCTTCGGAAGTCGCAACGGCGTTACGGATCGGGATGATTGGGAATGCCATAAGGTGAGTTTAGTAGGTGCCTGCGGTGAAATTGGTGGGCACCCATTCGGTGCCGTTAAACTGGTAAATTTGTCCGTCAACTGGTGTGATATCAGCAACAACACGCCCGCGTATGCCCTGCACCACTGCCACGTTGGCGCCGCCGTCGGTTGTGATACTCACATCGCCAATAACTTCGCCCAAAGTGCCTGGCACTCCCGGGACTCCAGTCAAAAGTGTGACCACTAAAGGTCCGCAAGAATTGTCGCAGCTCATGGTCAAGAAACTGTCACGCGGGCCTCAATGAGTCTCATGTCCCAACCGTCCGGCCGCTGGACGGTCACGACCAATTGCGCGCCGAACTGCGCAGAAAACAAAGCGGTCTGGCTGTTGGTCAGCCTCAATGAAACAATGTCAGGCCGCGGGCGCACCACCGTTGGTGTCGTCAAGCTGGCTCCAGACGAGGTCTTAAGCGTCACGCCCACATACCAGTCGGTGAGGTCGGTGTACTCGCTGCACGGCCCGTCCTGCTGCAACTGGAAAGAAAAGTCCCAGTCGGTGCCACGCTGGATGGTTGAGCTTGTTTGGACGGCGACCATTACACTCTAGGGGTCTGGGACAAGGTAGTTTTGCGCCGAGTCGCAGCAACCGCTCACCGATTCCATCGTCGTCGGCCACGCTCGAGCAGCAATCTCGTCGTCCCGGCTTGGCAGCTTTCCCAACGGGCACTGTGGTGCGTCTTGAAGGATGTCCCATCGCGTAGGACAGCCTGCGTACTGGTCGCAAGCTAAACACACTTGCGCTCGTTTGTCAGCTAGCCATTGCGGGATCATGCCGAGGTGAGTGCGTAGGTAATTGTGCCCGTGCCGATTGAGGTCTCGAGGTCATCTGGCCGGTAGTAAGTAATCTCCGCCCCGTTTTCAATCCGGCTGTAAAACCCAAACGCCAAGGGCTCCTCGAGGTCGTCAACAATCTGCACAAAGCCTTTGGTGATCTCTGTGGACTTGCGCCAAACGCCATCTGCGCATGTCCAAAATGGATCGTCGGTGTCTTCGGGCTTGAAAAGGCCAGAAATGAAGGTTGGGAAGCTGCTGAAACCACCGGTAAAGATCCCAGCGCCGCGATCTGGCGAGTCTGTCGTGCTGACTACCAGAGGGTGAAATTCGTAGCTCTGAATGGATGTCAGAATGTAGAAGCGGTCATATCCGGTCCAGTTGCTGCGCTTGGCCCAGTAGCTGGTATACCCAGCACCGCAACGCATTGCTCGCCTTGGATAAGGCGGCCCAACGTCAGGATAAGTGTGCTCCCCGGTGATTGTAACATTCAGCGGTTCCCCTTCAGGATCTGGGTTCGGGATCTGGTAAGCACAATTCGCCGAGATGCTCATCCCGGTCAAATTTATAGCGTGCTGCCATTCGTAGCAGTTCATGCCTCGCTCCAGTCAAGCAAGCAGGGATTCGGTTGCGGCTGCGTGCACACGTTGGTGATTTGAGTGATGGCAATCGGTGATCCCCCGGTCACCACGGTTGCCAGCAAAATATACTGCATCGTATCCGTATTTTGCAGCAGCTCGTCGCTTTGGAAAATCGTGATGGCGTCGGAATCTGGGCCAATTGTAAGCGTGGTGATGTCCCAATAGATACCGGCGTAAATGTACGAGTTGCCAGCGAGTTCCAGGTAAAATGGCGGGAATCCGATTCCCATTCCGTCAGGCCATCGGTTGGCAATCTGGCTTTGCGCCACCTCCACGCGTACAATTTCTTCAGTGCTGGCGTCCGTGACGCGGAAATAAGGGCAGAACGTCGCTACCGCCCCACCAGTAACAAAGGGCACTGCACACGTGTTGAGAATGTAGCTAACGTACCTGTCGCCTTGTTCCGTCAGGCTAACATTTAGCTCCGCGAGTTTGAAATAAACGTAGTCGTCAGTGGATTCTTCGTACTGGTCGCTTGAAAAAATTGTGATGTTGCCTGGCTCAGTTTGGATCACGCCATCCACAAGCGTCAGCCCGCAGTAAATCACCCAGAAGTTGGACGTGTCTGCTAACGTAAGTGTGAACGTGTCATCCAGCGTCATGTCGTCCGGCAACGCGTTAGCAACAAGCCCAGAACGCACGGTCACGCGACACTCGCTGTCACGGCTGTCATCTTCCACCAGAAACGGACACGTTGGTGCCGGCCGCTGGTAAACAATTGGACAAACGTTAGTAATCTGCGAAATGTACGGATTACTTTCCTCGTCCAAATTCTTCTCGATAATCGCAACTAAAAACTTTTGGTAAGTACTACTGCCCTGCGTGAAAGTCGATTCCACACTGACCGTAATGGCTGTTGACGGCGGCAGGATGGCGTTTCGCTGGTCAACTTGGATGTTGACGTAAACATATTCAACACCGGCTTCTTGAGTGATCGTAATGACGTAGGGAGGCGCATCTGGGTCTCCGTTCATTCCTGCTGGATACCGGCCATCTGGAAAGTCCTCGGTAATTGTTCCAAGAACCGGATCCTGCCCAACGGAAACTTTCAAAACAAGCGTTTCGCCGTCCATCTCTGAAGCGTCAGCAACAGAGAACGGGCATGGTGCATCTGCTGATGTTGCAGATGATCCAGATGATTGAGGCGCAACGTTGATTGTCGTTCCACCAATGGATCGCTGAAATGTACCTCCGACGATGCCAGTGATCTGAGCAGATCTTACCATGTCTATCAATGCGTTAAACGCACTGGGAGAAATGGGTTGCCCGCGTTGTTGATATGGAGGAATCATTTAATAAAGAATCGCATTCCACGCGGTTCCCGCCGGGCTCGATTGATACTCATATGTTGTGCGAAAAAAAGCACCTTCCTGCTGAGAGCGGACACCACTAAGGATGAAATTGCAGTTTGGAGGGACCTCAAACCCACTTGGCCACCCTCCATCCCCCCAAGAGTCTACTAGGCCCAAGTTGGTCATGTTTGGAGCACCTTCCTCAAGCACTGTAACGCGAGCAGTTACTCGTCCCACATAATAGGACTCCATGCCCATTTTGATAAAGGTGTAAAACACTTGGAAACTGGCATCCTCTTCAGTTGCCGGTTGCCATAGGTTCAGCGGGTTTTCAGTGCTAGGCCCAGTTCCTTTGCCAGCCAAATACGGATCAGTCGGGTTGCGTTTGTAAACAGTCCAACGCTTTTTGATTTCAGCAGGAATCTCAAACTCTCCGCCGTCATTAAATTTGGGATGCGTTTCAAGCGGTTCAGTTCCAATGCTTCCATCAAAAGAAAACTGCGGTTCGCCTTGCTCAATCAAAAACTCTTCTACAAGGGTATAAACGCCATCAGTGTGATCTTCCCGATAGCTTCTAGCTTCCGGGTTTTTGTCAATCGTTCCAGAAAGGCTTTGCTGCGTGATGGTCTGCATGACGCAGCGATCAACGCCCATCGACTCTTCAACTTTTGTTTGAGTTGCCATACTAAATCACCCCGAGCTGTGGCGTTGTGTCGCCAATGTAGGAATTGCTTGTTTGCATTGCGGACTGCAAAAACGCGTCAATTGAATTGGCGATTTTTTGCTGAACAGAAAGCTGTTCCCGTTGAACGTTTGCCATATTGTCCCCGCCCCAAATCGCTCCTCCAAGTGCTCCAACTTTTGCCCCGCTTGTAGCAATAATTGGCTCCATCGCAGTTGAAAGCGGTTTTGAAATGTACCCTGCGCCCGTGTCACCGGGCTCGGGTGTCGCATATTTCTTTCCAGCTTCAACGCGTTTCTTTTCTATATCTTCCAAGATCCCAGCAAAAAAACTAGTTTTTGGCTGTTCAGTAGCGGCTTTTTCAGTTGCTGCACTCAATGAAGTCCCACCTCCTCCCATCCCCATCCCGCCCATTCCCATAAACGCCTGGGCTCCGTAAGTGCTTTGCGTTTTTCCAGCCTGCTCGCCCATCCGCATGATTTTTCCAAAAGTCCGGTCGATGAGCTCCAGCGTGATGGCAATTCCATCGCCCAAACTTTCTCCAACGTGCGTTAGGTCTAGTTTTTCCAGTTTGTCCACCAGCTCCACAAGTTGCGGTGCGGTCGTGGATGCAAGGCCCACAAAAAAGCCGCGAACTTTTACCCCGGCAATGTTCATCGCATCTGCGGTTCTGGCAAACACGCCAGCATTTTCCAGCATAATTTGAGACTGTTTTCCGAGTGCGTTTTGAACGCCTTCCATTCCCATGTCAGAAAAAAAAGTCAGCAACTTGCCTCCGCTTTTTCCGAAAATCTCCATTGCCATCGCTGCCCGCTGAGTCGGGTTCTCAATCTTGTTGATTGCGTTCCCCACGCGCATTAGCTGCTCGTCAGCACTCAACCCTTGAATGTCTTCAATCGCCACTCCCATCGTGGCAAACTTTTGAGCCGCTTGAAGACTTCCTGTAGCCGCTTCTGCAATATTCCGCTGAAGTCTTGAGATGGCAGGTTGCACGTCGTTTGCCTGCATCCCGGCTAGCTCAAACGCAAACTGAAGCTCCATCAGTTTGTCGACTGCAATGCCAGTTTGCGCGCTGGCATCCGCCAAATTGCCGCCGTAGTCGAGAGCTTTGTAAAACTCGCGGGCTGCCAGCGAAAGCGTGCCTATAACACTTACCCCACCAATTACTTGCTGAATTACGCTGCCAAGGCCAGCCATCGCCGTGCGAGCTCTGTTGATGCCTGCAATAAATCCGCTTGTATCTGCGCCGATTTGGATATTGTTGGCCATAAATTATCTCCCAAAAACATCTTCTCGCCGGATCACTCCAGCGGCAACAGCGGACACTAGTCGCCGCCGCATTGCTTCAGCCTGGCGGTCATACGCAGCATCTAGGGCACGCTGGATTGTCGCTGAGTCAGTGTGGCGGTTTGGGTTGCGAGCCTTAAACTGCACCGTGTTGCCGCTTGCGCGTAGAATGACTGTGCCGTTGTTGCGAGATCGCCAGCGCCCTACCCATTCGGGGAAATTGACACCAAGCAATGTTGCTGCTGCGCACCATCCGGCTGCCGTTGCGCCAATTGTCTTTTGTAGCAGCAATTCAACAGCAGCGCGTTTTGCCACCGTTGCTAAGTGCTTTGGCGCAGCATCAGGGTAATGTTTGTCCGGCCGCTGGTTGCGTTTGATAAACTGCACCAAAGTCTGGGGAGATGCCGCTAATGCTTGCGCCTGATTTTGCAATTCTGAGCGTCGCGCAGGTCTTTGGACGGTCTGCAATGCTCGTGCAATCGTCTGCTCGTTACGAATCACAAGCGCACGACGGACCGTGTTGCGGATGGCTTTTTTTGAAGCCGAAAACCCTTTTGCAAACGATCTGCCGGCCATAGGAGGCGTATACCAAAATGCGTTGCGAATGAGTCCCTTTGCTTGCTCGCGCACCACCTGTTCAACGCTGCGGCGACTGATTTGGATTGAGCGTTGCAAATAACGATTGAACCGTTGCGCAAAATATCCGGCGTCGCTTGTAACTCGGATTGCGTCACTCATCGTCTTCGTCCTCCGGTTGATGCGGCGTCACAAACAAGCCTTCCAATGCCATTTGTTTTCGTTTGGTAGTCCATGCCCCGTTCCCCCATATCGCCGCGTGATAAACGCGCAACAACATTGCCAGCGGTGCTCTCCGTTGAATGTAGTCGTGCGTCCATCCGGTTTCTTGCGCCAGCACTAGGATGAATGACTCACCCCAGCCTGGCGCTGTTAGTTTTTTGGTTGGTCCGTTCGCCCTCCCGGTTGCGGTATTACTTCCACGCGGCCCTCTTCAACGGCTTCAGCCTGCGCTCTGCACCATTCAGCCACCGGCTTTGCCAACGCCAGCGGGAAGGCCCGCGTAAAGGCTTTAATGGCTTTTAGCGCGGTCTTGTCGGATATCGCCTGTTCAACTTCTTCGGGTTCGCGGCTTTGCAGCCACGCGCACGCAATCACTTGCTCTTGGTCGCTACGCTTTGCCAGCTCGAGTTCGGCAATAGCAAATTGCGTTGTTACCGTCCACGGGCGAAGTTCCAGCGGCCCGATGATCGTGTTTTTAAGAAAAAACGGGTTCATGCGAAACGGGCTGCGAATTCCTGTTTGAGCCATTCTGGCGAGTCGGGGTAAACCACGCCGAATGACCGTCCGTCTTTGCGGCTGATGCCAACGGCGGACGACCGTGCAAACCGTTTCAGATCGCGAGCGTTGTCGCGATAAGCCCGCATCCACGAGATGTCCGAGTCGGGGTGCGCCTTGCACCAGTTCAAGTTTTCAAACCGTTTGCGAAACTCGTCAAAGTCAATCAGTTCTCCATCGACTTTGGCAAGCACGTCGCAATTCACAATCCACCGCACATGCGGCTTGCCGGTCTCATCGACGAAGTGCTGAAAGCCACCACGTTCGATGAGTGCACCGCCGCTTGTGAGCCAGGCGGCGATGATGTCAGTGTTGAAGCTTTTGCCCGGGGCTTCGTGGTCCTCAAGTAATCGGAGGCGCATAATTTGTTATTATTAGAGTGCGTTCTTGTAAACGGTCGCGGTGGCACTCCATCCACGGAAGTCGTCGTTCTTGGAATCAACTGAAACGTTTGTCCAAATCCCTTTTCCAGAAACTCCAGTGATGCTTGGCGTCAGGTCTCCAGCACCATATGGAGCCGTGTCTCCCTTGCCTTTAACACTTACCGTATAGGATGTGTCATACGTCCTGGCTTCAGAGTGCTGCCCCTCGGAGTTGATTAGCTGCTTAAATTCGCCCTTCATTTCCACGTCGAGCGATTCGATGATTGAGCCAGCGGGAACCAGCAAAGAAATGCCGAAGGTTGCCATAATTATTGGAAGAGCGTGTAGGTTGCTTCAGCGGTCGAGAAATCGTCGTTAGTCTGAGAGACCTTTGAATTGGTTAATTTTGCACCGCTAAAACTTCCTTCAGGCACTGCAAGCAAGTTTGCCTCTCCTTTTGTTTTAACCGTGGTTGTCGTAGTGCTGCGCGGCTTTGCTTGAGAAACAACCGTTTGCCCGTCTGCATCACGGATTGTGGCAAGTTCAACCACGGTTTCTTCAGTGGACTCTTGCAAGTAGCCGCTAGGTGGCGTGACTCCAAATGTGACTGCTCCAAATGAGACGGGCATAGTATTTTATGGTTTTGGGCCGAAGCCCACGATGTAGGGCATGGAGGTTCGCCAGTGGCGTTCCTCGCGGAGGTTGTCGGTAGATTGTGCGACCACGCCGTAAAGCTGCACGGCGCCAGAATCGAGCACGAGCGATCGCATTGCAGCGTCAACTGCAGCAGTAAATTCAGCCTGGTCGGCCTTGCTGAAATCATCGGCCTGAGAAACCACGTTAAGCGTCAGCGTGCCGCGTTGGAGCGGACTGCCCACGACGATGTCGCTTTGCAACTCCATCAACACGGACTTGCCCGGAATGGGCTGGTCGTCCTGCGGCTCGCCGATGTAAACGCCCGGGAGCGCCAGCGCCAAAGCATCCTGCACCGCTGCTGAGAAAACGCCGTCAATCATCTGGTTACATCCTCCAGATAGATTTTCCAGCTGATCGGATCCTCGTCCCAGCTTGTGATGCGGCGCTCGGTTCCGTTTACGCTCAGTTTCAGCCCTTTAACAGGTACCGGAAAACCGTCCTTTGCCACGCGCACGAAACCAGCAAAATGCTCTTCGTAACCACCAGCGGCGAGGATGTCGGAGACCTTTTCGGAAGCCACACAGTCAGCGGTCACGCCCTGGTATGTCACGCTGTCGGCTTGCATGTAGCCGAGCGCCGTGTTCATGGCTGCCGCAGTTATGTCTTTCCATTCCGACATCAGAGCAACGGTTCTTTCGAGCGTTTAACTGGCTTCGGTGCTTCGACTTCCACAACCGGCGCGGGCTTGATTGTGCGGAACAAATCCGCGCGCGGATTGATCACCAACTCGATTTTGCCCGGAGTGTTGTGATCCTTGTAAAACCGGCGCGCCTCTTCCGGGTTGGTCGAGGTATAAATGACACGCGGGCCGCACCCGGCGTCTTCGAGAACAAGTGAAACTTTCATCGTGATATTCGGATGAAGCAAAGGCTCCGCCCCGTAAAGAGCGGAGCCTCTACTAGTTGGGAGGATTAAGCGGTGACGACGCGGACGCCCATTGCAGTCCCGACACTCACGCCCCAGATGCAGGAGACGTTGATGCAGGTCTTGCCCAAGGCGCGATCATAGAACATGCGGTAGGTGATCGGCAGGCCAAGGTCCGGCACAACCACTTCGGCAATCTGAATCGAGTCCTGCAACGCGGCTTCAGGGTTGACGCGGCGAGCGGCCATGATCAGCGCGGAACTGTGGCAAGCAAACGCGCCTAGGTTGGCGCTGTTGTTGTCGCACAGATCAGACTGGTACACGTCCAAGCCAGACACGCGAGGGACGATGCCGTCGGCCTTATCAGGCGTGATGCCGGGGATTTCGGCACTATTCAGGGTCTTGAGCAGAGCGCCGTAGAAATCAGGGTTGCAGATGAAGCTGCGGCCGATCTTCGGAGCCTTGAGCGTGCCGGTGAGCGTGGTGCTCAAATCGATCAAATCGGAGCGGTCAAAGTTGGCCGCGGTCGAAGTAATCGACTGAGCAAAATTTCCGGAAGTTACCAAGTTCCAGAGTTGGCCAAACATGTCAGCGCCCAAAGCCTGCAGCATCGGCGCCAAAAAGAGACGCTCGAAATTGATGGAGGACTGAAGCACTTCGATGTCGGTGAACCCGAGGGTCACGCCGCGATGCTGGTCCAGCGTGATCGTTTTGGAGGTCGTGTCACCGGCAACGGGCACGTAGCCAACGCTAGAAATGCTGACAACGGATGGCACCGTTGCAAATCGGGTAGTCACCGAGCTGCCAGCAGACGCAACGTCGGTGGAAAAGTCGGTCGTGATGCCACGCAGGGGAGCGAAAGCATTGGTGAGAAACGGCAGCGACTGCTGCGCGATCTGTGCGAGGAAAACGCCATTGAGGGCCATATTGATTTAAGTAGGTGAAGGTTAGAGCTGCATTGCTTTCCGGTTTGCGGCGTAAAACTCATTACGCTCGACAAAGCCAAGAGTCATGTAGTGCGCCCAAAGTTCGCTGCGGGTCTTTGGCGCGGAAATTTGTTCGGACTGGATGGCCACGGGAGCCACGCCCAAGTTGGCCACGATGGCGTTGGCTTTCGCGGCGGCGTCAGCTTCGGTGGCTTTCACGGCGTCCAGCGCCTTTGCCAGTTCCAGCTTTTCAGCCTGCGCAACGTCCAGAGCGGCAGAGAGGTCTGCGGCCTTAAGTTTGAGCGCGTCGAATTGAGCCACCATCGCGGAATGTTCCGCGGTGAGTGCGTTAAGCGCGGCCAAATCCGCCTGCGCGGCAGATAGCGCGGCCAGCGCATCGGTGAGGGTTGCAGGAGACTCCATACAACCAAGAGTTTCGGGACAAGGAAAAGCCCGCTCCGGGCATCAAACCGGAGCGGGCCACATGAACCCAATGAACAAATGAACGGTCAGATCATAGCCAAAAGCGCAGCGTACGCAACGTCTTCGGAACCTATTCCATCAATCAAATTTGCGGCCTTGGCTCGAGGCGCCAAATAAGCTGCGCCGGTCATGTACTCATCGGCCACGCGCCGGTTGCGGAGCACGTTGTCGCGAAACTGAGCAAAGCTGTCGTCCACCAGCTGCTGCAGGCTGGCGCGCTGCGCTGGCGTCAAAGACGGTCCCATGCCTGCGCCTTTAAGCGGACCCGAAGTAATTGGGTCCCAGCGGAGCCCTTCGGCCTCGTACGCGGCGGACTGGTCCAGCCAAGGAATGATGGTTCCGATTGAGCCCCAGGTTGAGCCAACGGAGCCAAAGACTTTGTCGCAACTCACGGCGATGTTGTACGCGGCTGAACACGCGGTGTCATCGGAGTAGGCCACGATTGGGACTTCCAAAGATTGAATTAGATCCACCACTTCCGAGCACCCGGTGCAGTTGCCGCCGGGGGAATTGATTTCGAGGAGCACGCCGCGCACGTTGGCTTCCATGGCGGCTTCGAGATCCTCGGCGACCCACTCGTAATCCCAGACGCCGCAGCAGGCTTCGATCGGACTGATGCCTTTGGCGAGTGTGCCCTCGATGCAGATGTGCGCAATGCCCTGCCCGTCGATCTCCATCGGTTCGCGCTGGGACTTCATCCCCATCATGCCTTCGTACTCGTCCCCGTTGGCGCGCACCAGCCGCGCCTCCACGAGCTTGCGAACGGCTGCGTAGCCCCCCGGTGTGATGAGCCAGGGACGGTAGAAAACTTGTTCGATGACTCGTTGAAATTTCATTCGGTTGGCACGGTTGGCGGGTTGCCATTGGGGGTGAGCAGGCCGAACACATCGCGGGTCAGGCCAGAGCGTTCGACGCGCTTTTTGATTTCCAGTTCCTCGCGCTCTACCTCGTCCAAGTGCTCCTCGAGAGTCTTGGAGCCGCTGGCGAGGATGTCGGTCATGGATCGCATCCCGGCACGGTAGGCTTCGATGGCATCGCGACTGGCGTATCCGCTGTCAGCCGTCAAACGGGCGGGCTCGGTGAAACGGAATTGGTACGCGCCGCCGCGGTCACGGTCAGCGCCGCGGTATTCCGGCAGAATGCCCATCTCTACAAAGCGTGCCACGGCAAACGCGCAACGCCGCTTGCAGAACGCGGCCAAGTAAGCATGACGCTCCGAGGTGATACGGTTGACCTGCTCCAACACGATCCGAGCAGAAGCACCACCCAGTTTGCTCATGTCCCAGCCGAACTCAGGCGGCCATTGTGCGGCCAGCAGTGCGTTGCGAATCAGTCGCTCCTGTAGCCGGTCCTGCGCCTCGGTAGGAATTTTGGCGTCAATCTGCTCGATGGATTCGCCAGCGTTGGCTTGTAGGTATTCGATGCGCCCGCCCGCCATCGGCGTGATGCGAAGCCCCGGCGTGCATTGAGGCGTATTCGTTTCGGTCAGCGCATTGTACGCGTCCGAGGCGTCCGCCATGCCCTGCTGGTTGGTGACCATCAGCCCAATCTTTGCAGCCATTCTGGATGCGGATTGGATGTCGTCGCCCAGATCCTTGAGGGAAATGAGATCGCGGATGGCGGGAGCAAACGCTGAGATGCCACGCACTTGATCGACTTCCCGAGGATCCATTGTCAGCATGCAGGATTGCACCGGGATGTCCCGGTCTTCGCTGCCGTCTTGCGATTCTCCAAGCACTCGGTAAGCCACGGCGCGGTTGGTCTTGGAAAGGATAACGCCGTTGTAAATCCTAAGCCCGCGATAACGTCCCTCGGTCAAAATGCCGTCTTCCCCACGGCTTCCGATCTGGTGCCACGGAACTTGCTGGAGTTGTGGGTAACCGCTTTGTGTGGTCGTCAGGATGGTCAATAGATCACCTTCGCGGTCAATAGCGGTGGATTCCAACCGCAAACCTTCCCACCAGCTTTTGCCGTCGAGGTAGGCAATCTGGAACCAGTCCAACAGAACAGCCTCGGCCTGTTTTCCCCACTCTTTGTCGGCGCCCACAAAGATCGGCCGCATCGCCATCCCTACGGACAGCATCGACTTCTGATCGATCGCCGCATTCACGAGCCCATTATTCCAGTAAAGTTTGCGCGCCGCTGAATTTACCGTGCGCCATTCCCCAACGGTCAACTCGCGGCTGATGCTCTGCGTGTGATTCCTCCACCACGGTTCTCCCCAGACTCCGCCCTCTACAAGGCGCTGTCGGCGGTAAGCGTCCCAAGCAGCCTGCGGTTTCGGCGTTCCGAAGCCCGCCAGCTTCTTTAGTCGGTCAAGAAAACTCATATGAAATACGCCTGAGTCCTGCGCACCGGGCCATTGATGCCGGCGGCTTTGTAGTTTAGCGCCATCTGCGCGAGCATCATAACGTCCAACGGCGAAAGTGTGCCGCCCACGTTAAATTGGAAGGATGCGCCGTCGATGCTGCTGGATACCAGCGAGCTTTTCCCGGCGGACACAAGGTCAAACTTTTGGGAGACGATGGCCCGCAACTCAGCCACATCACGCGTGAGAAACACTTGGAGCAGGAGCTTTTGGTCGGGAGCCATCTAACCAAGACCATTGGGACAAGGGAAAACCCGGCCCCCACTCAGGGACCGGGTCTGATTTTTCCCCAACCAGCGCAACCCCGCCAAGGGTTTTTGGTTGAGTAATCACCCTACGCCGCGGGCGCCGGTTCGTCAACCTCCGGCGTGGCAGAAATCATGTCGGGAAGGATGCCAAGAATCTGTGCCGTCAGCACGTTCATTGCTTCCGCGTCCCACATGTGGTTCGGCCGCCCTGTAGCCGTCCATCGTAGCCGAGTCTTTTTGGTTCTTTTGTCAACCGTTGCCCTTTTGCGCTCGGAATTGAGATGCCGGACGTACTCGGGCGGAGCGTCTTGCGGGAACTCCCAGACTGGCGAGCCCGTGTTGCGCAGGTTAGCCAGGATGTCTTTGATAGGATCCGACGCCCAATAGAAAAAGGTCACAAACACGCGCTTGCCAGCAGCGTCTCGGGTCGTCGGTGCAACCACGCGATCGGGCGCAGAGTAATACCGGCGGATAGGTTTGCCGTCCTGCCCGCGCACCGTGAAATGATCTTCAGCGCGCCCGACAAGCGCCGTCCAGCCGTACTTGGCACAGGTATCGTAAACTCGACCGTGGAAACTGTTTCCGGCGTCCAACAGCGTGCGCTTGTCCGGCACCTTGAGCCGAGTCTGGATCTCGCGGATCTGGTCCACGGTCAGAATCTTGCCCGCCCAAAGAAGTCGGCTATGCCCATTCTTGAGCCAAACCCGCACGATGCCCCAGTAGTGGTCCTGCTGGCAGTCCACGGTCATTACCCTGGCGGCCTCGTCTGGCATCGGTCGCCCGTCTTGCCACTCGTTCTGGAAATATTCGGAGGCTTCGAGTTCCAGCGCTGGCAATTCTTCCTCTTGCTTCCAAGGTTCCGCGAGTCGCTGCATCCGAAAATCTTTGGTCGGTTGTAGCACACCGAGGTGCCGAGCGTCGGAAGCCTGACACCATTGGATGACGAGATCCGCCCAGCGAATCCAGTACACGGACTGTGCCGAAATTCGCCGGGAGCGGTAGCCCTCGACATGGTCATTGCCCTCGCTGCGCCACTCGCTCCGCTGCGTCAGCGCCCGCCGAGCCGCGGTCGTGTCTGGGGTGATGTGCCCGCAATGCGGACATTCGTGCCGAACCGTTTTAACCAGAGCGCCCCAGTTCCATTCGCCTTGCTCGTTTTTCGCCTCGTCGTACTTAATGTCAGTCCACGCCGGTTTTACCCACTCTTCGCATGCCGGGCAGCGGTGGCACCAGACAAACTCCTCACCGGAGCGCCACTCCTCGGTCAGTTGGTGTGGCTCCTCGTAGGACTGGGACACGAGCAGCGCGTAACCGTTCCACCTGTCGTGCAGCCGCTTTTTGAATTGAGTGATCAGGTCCGAGTATTGCCAGCATTCGTCGAGGAACAGTGCCTGCACCGACTTTTCCTGAGCGTTGGAAGTGTTTGCACCCCCTAGCATGAGCGGCATGTGAGGGAAGTAGATCCCATCCTTTTTGACGTGGTGCCGGTTGCTCGGCATCAGTCCCCGTAGTGGCTCGCAAGCTGCCAGTACCGGTTTAAGCCGCGTTTCCATCCATTCGGCCGAGGTCGCATCCGTCTGCGTAATGGACAGCATCGGGCCCGGCTGCTGCGCCACCGCCCAGCAAACCAGTGCTTCCAGTGCAGTGCTTTTGCCGGCGCCCGTGCATGCCTGCACAAAAGTCTGCCGGCATGTGGGGTCCGCAAAATCGTGGAACACGGCGTTCCACCACGGCGCTGTCTGCCGGTCAAAATGAGTCGAGCGGGACGAGTGCGGAAAGCGCACGTTGGATTCCATCCAGTCCAACGGATCGCCGGTGTACGCCAGCCGCACCCCGGAACAGCAGCCCTGCAAGAAAGGCGTCATAGTCCGGCAAATCCCTCCCGAGCGTTGGATTTGAGGAGCTCAATCCGGCTTTTCAACTTTGGCTGGATCTCGGCCTCAGTCAGTCCGGCCAGTTGCCCAGGCAGGTCGCCAACCAACGCGTCGAGTTCCGAGCACCAGACGCTGACAACCCGGGTTCCGAGTTCGCGCATTTCAGCGGCCAGCACCAGCTCGCCCTTTTCGCGTTTGATGATGAGGTCAAGGCGTTCAATTTCTTTTCTGAGTTTTGCCGTGCGGGTCTCTTGAAAGCCTGCAGCCTGTGAAATTACGACATCAGCTGTCGGTTTTTCCTGCTTTTGTGCCGGTGCAGGCTCTGACGTTGCCGGTTTCTGCGGCGGTATAACTACACGCCCTGCAGAGTGTACTGCGCGCCACTCTTCGATCTTTTCCCAACTCCAGCCCCTGTTAAGCCCTCGCTTTTCCCATCCTTGAACGGCTCCGCGGGAAACGCCGTAACGCTCGGCGATCTGTTTGTGACTGTATGCCATCGGTATTTTTTGCCTGTATTATCAATAATACACCGGCAAAATACAGTCAAAGATACAACTGCGCGGCAATTTCTGCCGGTAGACAGGCCGTTTTTTGCCGATTGCACAAAAAAAAAGCAAGCGTCCTTGAGCTCACCCCGACGAAAAGCCGGTTTAGGAGACTCCTTGCCGGGGGGGAGTAGGCAAGTTGGGCTAAAGACATACCCCCTTCATGGCCCAACTTTTTTAGGGCAAAAAAAGCCCCCGGTTGGTGCGCATCGTTGAGAGGCGTCCGGGGGTCGATTGCCGATATACTCGCACAATCTTGCCATCAGTCTAGCATCATCTTTCAGGTCACCCAAGCATTGCCTTAGCCGCTTGCTTGGCCGCGTACTCCACGGCCTGGTGCGACACTCCCAGTGCAGCCGCTGCCTGGCTCATGTCATTGTAGCCCGTCAGGTGCCCAAGCCCAACCCCGAACGCCATGCCCACAATCCGCAACCGCATGTTGCTGCGTGCCGTTGCCTCAAGCAGCCAGCTGAGGATGCGGACGATTGCCACGCCACCAGAGGTCTGCGCGTGCGCTCGGCAACCTCGGACATACCAGCGCCAGACGTCCTCAGACTGGTCGTGCGTTAGACCAAGGTCAAGAAGGTCGTCGATGCCTGCTGAGTAGTCTAGCTCGGTCATGCAGTATTGCCGGTCTCTCCCGGCTGTCACGCCTGGCGGTGGGTAGCGGCGTTCCCAGTCCTGCTATAGTTTTATGTGCGGCAAGACTCGCGACACTCTGGCCGAGTTCCTGCCGGTCTCTCCCGGCTGTCAGGTCTGCATTTGGCTCTTACCTTCGCCCCGTTTCTGCGGCGTCCCGCCTCGGCACTGGTGCCGGTTTGCTGTCGCAAAATTTGCCGGTCTCTCCCGGCTGTCGCACCACTTTTGGCCTAACCGCAATCAGGCCACGCAGGTGTCGCGGATGTGTCTGTCTCTCCAGACTGTCACGCACGACCGGTGTGGCACACGCCAGTGGTCCCGCGGCGTTCGCGGAAAGAACCCATAGGGATTGCCGTTAATGAACCACACTTGGCTGAATCGCGTCAAGGTCTTCCTGCGTCCAGCCCTCTCTGCGCATCTGAATTTCCAGTGCCTCTATGCGCCTGAGTGCAGTCCTAAGCTGCCGGGATGTTTCGTCGAGCATGGCCTTGAGTGTTTCAATTGCCAGTGCGTGCTCAATACGTTCGGATGGTGTGATGCTCATTCCAGTGCCTCCCGTGCTATTTGACGCATGGATTGTGCCCAGTTGCCATGGTAATCGCGAATGCGCTTAAGTGCAGTTTCCAGCTTTTCAATTCTGGCTTCTGCCTCATCCAAATCGGAATTGAGGATACAAGGATCACCGCAATCGCAGCGTGCATCGTTAATCATTCTAACGTGGTTTGGATCTGTGATCATTCCCCCTCCTTCCATTTGCCCATTGCTTTTGGATCACCAACAATTTGCCCAGTTTCAAACGGTCCAATGTTTGCGCCAAAGAAAATCGGGAAACCCGGCCCTTCTTTTTTGACCAACAAAAGAGAATCGATGGCGTAAATTAACGTTCCATTTTCCCAGCATTCTCTGCGTCCCGCTGGACTATCGTAAACACAGACTCTCACCTTCATTCTCCCTCCTCCCATTTACCTAGTGTCCTCAGAAACGCCTCTGCGCGTTGGCGGGCAGTTGCGCACACCCACGGCCAGTCTGCATCTAACCCGCGCAGATGATCCGTTTCGACCAAACCGGCAAGCGTAGTGAGATATGAGTTGCGGTCTTTAGTCAGCACCTTCTCCGCCTCATGCATTGCGTTGAGGTCGGTGGAGTAATTGGGCAGGTACTTGTATGCATTGCCTCCCTGTCCCGGCTTCATGGGAGGGTAGCCCCACAAGGTGTGATTGTGCCAGGGGCCACTGTCGTGAATGTCAGTCCACCCACACTCACGCGCAATCGCAGCGTTAATTTCTTGGTCAGTCATTCCCCCTCCTCCCTTTTTCCCAGCGTGCGCAAAAACGCTTCTGCGCGTTGCCGGGCGGTTGCGTGGATGTGCGCAAACGATCCGGCCCGGTAATAAATTCCTGGTCCAGCGTCCCGGCTGACAATTTCCAACACCCATCGCGCGTACTCTTCACCCCTGCGCACCAGTATATTCTCGGCGTCGTGCATGGCGTCGAGGTCAGTGCACCAGTCCCAGAGTTCCGGCGAAGTCCAGTCGATGCGGTCCTTAGTCCACATCCACACGCCGTCTTCAAACCGCCAACCGCACGCGGTGGCAATAGCTTCGTTTATTTCGCGATCAGTCATTTTGCTGCCTCCAGTTGCTCCATCGGTATTTCGGTTAGCGCATGCACTTCCCGGCACGCTTCTGCGGCTGAGTAAGCCTGAACGTGCCAATATCGAAATGGCAGGTAGTCTGCCGACACTGTGTAGTGCAGCTTTTTAAGCGGTGGTAGTGTGGTCATATTGGCTTCAATAGAAGTGGCATCAAAAAGCCTATTTCTGCGCCCGCGTTAGGCGGTTAAATGTTTCGTTCAACTCCTGCCTGTCCCGAATGAACTGCGCAACAGTGCCCCAGCGCACTGAAATGGTGTCAGTGTCGATCAGGTCCAGCATCAGGATGGCGCCCTGGAGTTCGGTCTCCAGCAGTGTGCACCGTTCCCGAAGTGCTTCGATCTGCGCCGGGGCAATGATTTCGCAAGCAATGCAAGGCCTGGTTGCCAGTGCTGCGTTTTCGGCACGAAGCCGTTCAATTTCTGCAATCAAATCGGGAATCATTTTTGGGTAATCGGTTGATCAGTGTTTTTGCTTTAGTCGTTTTCGTCAAAGGTTGCGTAGAACTTGCGCAAGTAGTCTGGCCCGTCGCCTTGCGGTTCTTTCGGGCCGCTGCTGCGCCTCAAGCGCGAGCGAGCGGGCTCGGTTTCTTCTTTTTCTACTACTCCCGCTGCCGCTGGCGGCGGCGCGGAGTAGTTGTTCTCTTTCTCTATTAAGCGACCCTGTGAGGGTTTCACGTCGTGACCCTGTGAGGGTTTCACGTGCTCACCCTGTGATGGGTGGCCATGACCCTGTGAGGGTTGGCAAATTGAGAGCAAACAAAAGGCATTTCGGGTCGCTCTTCGGCTGCTATTTACCCCGGAAAAAATGCGCACCAGCCCGGCTTTTGCAAGCACCGGGAGGCACCTAGCAACGGTGTTTTTTGACGCCCCAATGTGGTCGGCCAGCTCCTCATACGACGCCGAAAAACGGCGTTTATGGTCGACTCCAGCAGCACTCTGAAAGTGCGTCAGCGCGTGGTAGACGGCGTAATGGTTGGGTCCGTATCGGCCTGCAATCTTTGCAGCTTCGCGGTGTTGCCAAGCAAACGGCCCCTCGTCTCGCGGGTTCTCAGAGCGTGGTTTCATTTTCTTTTTTTGGTCTCCTCCGGCGGTTCTGGTTGCGGGCAAAGCTGCCAAATCATGCCGTGCTTCTCGGGATTCGGACTGTGGCGAATGTAGATCCTGGCCGTCGGTTGCCGGTCCCAACTCATCATTCCGGCTCGCAACCTGCGCTTGGTAGCGGTCAACGAGCATGTCGGTGGTTGTCCTGGCTCAGTCTCGACTCTCTGTAGAGTCACGACTTCGCGTGCCCAATTGGTCAGTGCGCTTGATCCAAACCCAGCGTAAGCCAAATCCGAGTCAGTGCGTGCCGTACCTTCTCGCGGCTTTGGAAGGTGGTGGATAAGCACCAACAACACGCCGGTCTTGCTGCTGATTCTGTTAAGCCCGTTGCAAAACTCCGTCACCACCTTTTGGTCGCTGATGTCGTCGCCGAGGTAACACATGAGCGGGTCAATCCACGCAACGTCTGGCCGGTGACGCACGATTAAAGCCTCAAGCACTCTGAGAAACTCCGGGCCTGAATGTACGTTGTCGCGGTAAAAAACCAACCGTTCGTTTAACGCCTGCTTTTCAACTTCCCCGCAGTGATTTTTGCCAAACTTACAAACGACCGATTGCAAGATTTCAGCCTGGTCTCCAATGTCATTTTCAGCCTGTAAAATAAGGCTCTTTAATGCTCGAACTGGCTTAATGCCAAAAGTAAGAACATCTGCAAATGCACCGCTGCCTAACGCCCATCCGATTGCCAGTTGCATCGTTAATGAGCTTTTGCCGATACCGCTTTGAGCATTAATCAGCAGTGATCCGCCTTTGCACAACCAGCGGTTGCCGATTAAGTTGTTTTTATCGCACTCCGTATCATAGGAAAGCAGGTCATTAAACCCAGTCTGTACTATAGAACCAAGGGTTTGCTCAGCACTGGCAACCGTTACGGCCTCGTTAAGTCCCGCAACAATCTCCCCAGTCGGCAATCCTTCTCCCAAGGCTTTGGCCGCGTCTCTTAATTGCGAGAGTAGTCTGCGGCGCCTCGCTGCATCCTGGACCAATTCGCACCAGCTCGGCAGCGGCGCAAGGCTTGGCATCCCGGTTGCAAGGTCCGACATCAGCGCATAGCTAATCCCCTGATTCGCCAACCGGCTCGCCAACACGATAGGATCCATGCTGTCACCGGCATCAGCTGCGGCTTGGATGCCTGAAAAAATGGTCGCAAACGTCGGGTTGTAAAAGTCACCTGACGTCAACCCAGACGCGACGACGGCCGGAAATGCCGTGTGAGGCGCGAATAAGAGACAACCCAGCACCGCCCGCTCGGCCTGCTCGGCCTCCGGGATCTTTTGAGCACTCATGCGCTAGAGTGCTGCTTCTATGTCGCGCTGGGCTCGAGCGATTCCGGACAAAATTTCTGGCTCGGCTTTTGCGGAAAAAAGGTGGATCGCACGGGCCAGTCTAAAAGTGTCCATTGCGTCAGGTTGTAACCCAGGTTGTCCCGACTTAACCAGCCCTTCGTGCGTGGTCATCAGTTCGGCGGCGATGC